TAAATTTCCTTTTGTAGTAAGTTGTTTATACCCAGACAGATATAATCACATGGTACCGGGTATGCCAGCTGGTAAAAGCTATTCAGACCCGAACATGAAACTGCCAGTAGCAGAGAAGAATAAACGAGACGCAAAGACTACGCACAACGACGCTACACGCCCTCTACACGTAGATATATCAGAAGGCATAGTAAGACAAGGGTTAGCAAATGACCCGCTTAGAGGGGCAGGCACAGCCGGCTCGAGACGTGAATCTCCCAGTGAAGTATTTGGTATACTAACACCAGGACCACGAGACACAAGCGACTTCAACCACAGGCTTGGCGGTCATCAATTTATTATGGATGACAACCTTAACAGCAGAAATATTAGAATTCGAACTGCTGGTGGTAATCAAATTTTAATGGATGACACCACAGGTGTTATCTACATGATAAACAAAACAGGTTCTGCTTGGGTAGAACTAACTCGTATTGGAGATATTAACTTCTTTGGCGAGGGCAGTATAAACTTTAGAGCTAAAGGCAGTTTTAATTTACGAGCCGACCAAGACATAAACATTGAAGCAGGACAAGATGTAAACATCAAAGCCTCTGGTGATAATATTGCCGGGGAGTATAAAGGTTCCAATCCATTGGGTGCTATAGGATTACCACCATTAGGAACAGGCGGTAATTTACGGCTTGAAGGTGCTGGAGACTTAACAGCATACGGCGGATTAAACACACAAATTACTGCAAACGGTGGCGACATTGATATGAATGCTGGTGGAAGATTAGCGGCGACTGCCGGGGGTCCGTTAGGCATAGACTTATTAGCGGCCATGGGCGGAATCAAGATGCAAAGCACATTACCCACAAGCATATTAAGTGCGGCTGGCTATAGTGTAACCTCAGGCGGACCTGCAAGCATAATGTCACCATCGATACTACTTAACAGTGGTGGAGCACCGGCATTGCCAGCCCTTCCGGCTATCCCTGCCCCACAAATGGGACTCACTGGCAGAAAAGATTCACCTGCAGAAGCACCAGAATTTGACAGAGAAGGTGCTACTACCGGGGCAAGTCCAGCCGCGCCAACGGCAGGTAAGCGACAAGGTAAGCAAGATAAGATAAAAACCATTGTTGGTAACTTATTAACCAGCGAGCCATACATAGGTCATTCGCAATACGACCCAATAGCGGCCAGTGAAGCACAAGAACAAGCAGAATCATCAAAAGCATTAGACAATATGCCTGCCAACGCAACAAGTGAAACTGCATCAGCACCTGCAGATGCACAAACACCAGACGGTTCAGAAGTTGGAACAGGATATAAAGATAAAACAACAGGTGATCAAATTTCGTCCGTGCAAAATGCTGTGACTGATGCCACTGCTGGGTTAGGTGATGTTATTGATAGCGCCATGCCTGACGTAGGCGGCTACTTAGATGCTATACCTACTTATGCTGACGTGCAAGGCGCACTAAACAATTTTAAAGATGCCGCACAAACTAAGTTATTAGAAATTGCTGGGTTAGGCGCATTAATAAACGGAATCAAGGCGGCAATACCACCTATACGTTTCCCAACTTCAAATGCATTAGCACAAAAAATAATAGGCATTGGCAAGCAATTAACAGAAATGGAAGCAAGACTTAAAAACTTTGGACTTAGTGATTTAGGATTACCAGCAGATCTTTTAGAAGGCCAATTGGGTCAAATGAAAGGCATGATTGACACTGCTATGTCTACTGCTTCGTCGGTTGCTGACTTTGAAGCACAACTAAAACAAGCAGGCATAGATATTATACCAGATGGCACTGGAAGAATATTCCAAGATGCAATGGGCAATAAAATAGTAGACTTTTCTCAGGGCATAGGTCCAATTGGAGAAACATTAGGTCTTGTTGCTGACCAGTCAAAAACATGGAATTCTGTAAGTAACTCTATATCAGTTCCAGTAAGTGATAATCAGCAATTAGCATTAACTGAATTTGCACGTAGTATCGGTACTGATAACTTTAAAAACAGTAATGTACTTGAAGCATTAAATAAAGGAGAGTACCATAGAGTACCTCATTTTATGTCCGGCTGGGTATTAAGCAAACAGCCAGGTAAAACTGAAATGACAGAGAATCAAAACTTAGTTCAAATGCGAGCATTTCAGGCAAGTGTATTCCAGTCACCTGATAGTGTAGCCGGTGAGGTGATAGACGTTGCCAAGGGCACTGAAGGCGGAAGTATTAACTTCTTGCAATTAGCAGAAGCAATTGACGGCAAACGCAATGATTATTACGAAAGCATTCTCAATCCTGCTATGCCTAAGCAAACTATAGCAGACATGATTAACAATCTCGGATCATAAAAAAAAGAGGCCTAAGCCTCTTTTATATTAACCAACTAACCTTCGCATTTCTGCAAACTCTGGTGGATGTACACTTGAGTTGTAACGATAGTTGCCAACAAGATTAATACTGTCAAACACGACATATCTCTTAGTAGCGGTATCGTAAACACCTAAATGGAAATAACGTTTATATTGGAAAAATATCCTCTGAAAACGTCCCTTTTCTGTCTCGTTACGAACTTGTGCTTTCGCCCAAATTTCGTCGAAACCCTTCAAAAGTTTACGCATATACGTATTCCTTTGCTATATAGTGGGTGTAACAGCACATGTGCTGTTTGTTTCACACTTATAATTAAAGTGCTTATGTGTATTTAACTATATTTCAAGCAAACAACCAAATGTTTTGGTAAATTAAAACTGCATTTAATTTTAATGATAAATACTTGTATGGCAAAGTTCAGAGGGTTTAATACAGTAGATAACTTTAGTGCTCCGTTCACTTTAACAGGTGATGAGTTAGTAAAGCGAGATCTTAAAAACGAATTCTATACCAAGAAAGGTGAGCGAGTAATGAGACCAAACTTTGGTAGTATTGTGTGGGACTTATTAATGAATCCTATGTCAGCATCACTTATCACAGATATAGAAGAAGATGTTGAGAAGATAGTAGGACGTGACCCAAGAGTGTCATTATTAAACACAACAGTAACAGCACTGGAACAAGCAATAAGGGTAGATATTGATTTAAGATTTATACCCACTGAAAACGAAGATACTCTCTACTTAATGTATGTTAGAGAAACAGCAGAGGTAATGTAACAAATGGCCAGTAGTAGACAAAATAACTTATTTGCGGCAGAAGACTGGAAAGTAGCCTATAAAGCCTACAGCAAAGTAGATTTCCAAGCATATGATTTTGACACTATGCGTTCCGCAATGGTAGATTATATTAGGACTAACTACCCTGAAAACTTCAATGACTTTATTGAGAGTTCAGAGTTTGTTTCTATTATTGAATTGCTTGCCTTCCTAAGTCAAAGTTTAGCATTCAGAATGGATGTTAACACAAGAGAAAACTTTTTAGAAACTGCTGAGCGAAGAGACTCAGTATTTAAACTTGCAAGAATGTTAGGATACAATCCTAAACGTAATTTACCTGCAAGCGGATTATTAAAATTAGTGAGTGTGAGAACTTCAGAACCACTTACAGATAGTTTAGGCACTTCGTTGTCAAACAAAACTATATATTGGGACGATTCAAACAACAGCCAATCCTACGAACAATTCATTACAGTAATGAACGCGGCTATGAGTAGAACCAATCAATTTACTGCACCTATTAAGTCAGGTACTGTTGGCAACATACCCACAGAACTTTACCAATTGAACTCACCAATAAACTCTCCTATTGTACACAATGTTAATATTACATCAACTGGTACAAAGAGACAGTTTAATGTTGTAAACGCAGACTTTAAAGACAACAGTCACTTTTATGAAAGAGACCCAAGTCCAACAAATCTACAGAACATTATATATAGAAATGATGGCGGCGGACTTGCTGGCAAGAACACAGGATTCTTTGCATTGATTAAGCAAGGTAATTTACAGTTTAAAGACTATAATTACACTTCACCAATTGAAAATAGAATAGAACAAATTACTGTGCCTAACATCAACGAAACAGATGTTTACATACAAGAAATTGACACTAACGGTTTTGTTTTAAATAACTGGACTAAGATTCCTAACACGGTAGGCCAAACACTTAACTACAACAGTAAAAGTTTAAATACAAGAAACTTATACTCCGTAGAGAACCAGGGTGCAGACGGAATTAGAATTAGATTCCCAGATGGAAATTTTGGTAATGTGCCAGTAGGCATATTCCGTGTGTGGTACAGGACCAGTGATGCATCAACATACACAATCAATCCTGAAGAGGCTAAAAATTTAAGTATTACTGTGCCTTATGAAAATGTTGCAGGAAGATCGTACAGTGTATCGCTAACATTTAGTTTACAGTATGCAATTAACAATAGTACGCCTGCAGAAAGTTTAGCGGCAATTAAAGAACGTGCTCCACAAGTTTTTTATACGCAAAATAGAATGGTGTCAGCACAAGATTATAACGTGTTCCCACAAAGCCAGAGCACAAACATTGCAAAAATAAAAGCAACAAATAGAACCCATTCAGGACACAGTAGATATATTGATATCAACGATCCTACTGGTTCGTATCACAATGTTGATACATTTGCCGATGATGCTTATATCTATAATGATATACATACAGCAAGTCAGCAAGTTATTGTTAACAACACTACTACACCTACAGAGGTTGTACTTAGTGTGATTACTAACATTCTCAAGTTACGTAAAGTAAACGACTTTACTTACTACGGCATGAGAGCAGAATGGAAAAACCCTACAAAACCAAGCGGTAGTTTAGCAAACTTTAACTTCACAAATAGTGATAATGTTACATGGAATGCACAACCAGTAAAGCCAGAAAGTAAAACAGGTTATATAACAGAAGAGTTTACACCTGGTACTACTAATGTATTGGTTAATAATTCAGCAGTTGCTACAGCCAACAAAGCAAAAGGGTTAAAAGACAATACATTTATAAAATGGGTAGATCCTACTAACCCTACATCTTACAAGTGGGCAAGAATAACCAGCATTGAAAATAATGGTGTGTTAAGTTCAGCTATTTCAACAGCATTAGGCCCATGGGCACTAAGTGAAGAAATACCAGCAGGATGGGAAATTAGAGACTTTATTGTTTCATTAAGAAAACTTTTTACAACCGAAGAATTTAACAGCATTGTTGCAGAAATAACAGCTCAACGAACTTTTGCAATTGGATATCATTTGCAAGATGACTACTGGTATGTTATTCCTAATAGTGATTTGACAACAAGTGCAAAGACAGGCGAGTTTGGATTAGACTCCACAGGCAAAGGTCCTAACAGTTGGTTATTACTAATGGATTACAGTCCAATAGATTCTAACAACTACAAATATAATATTACATACAGATGTTTAGACTATATTGTGCAAAGCGAAGGGTCATTAAAGTTCTACAACATTAACAACCTAAACGAAAGCAATGCAAATAACAGAACATCAAAAGATACTATTGTGTTTACAACAGTTAACACTAAGCCGGGTGCATACGAAAACTATGCATGGGGCGGTAGTACTTGGACTAACGAAGAATTAGGATTAACAATTACTCCTGTTAACAGAGTAACTGATATACCGTTAAGAACAAGAAGTACAACATGGCATGATGTTGCTGTAAATTGGATTAGTAATTTTGGTATTTTAAAAACACAAGTTGATGCTCCAGATGCCGCAAAAACAAATCAACAATTATATGCAGAGCATAACGAATACGTTACAGATGCTATTGTACCGTTAAACACCTATCATAGTGTTGGCGGTGTAAGTACATCTACTAACGTTGTGCTTGCAAATAACACTGGACGAATTACATCACTGCCAAGTAAAATTGTTATACCTTTTAACAACACAACATTCGGTTCTAACTTTGTTGATAACACTGGTGCAACTCCGTTTATTACATATAGACAAATTGTTGCTAATCAGGGTGTGGGCAGTGAAGTTATATGGAAGGCAGAACTTGCTAATGTTACTGTATCATCATACGGTGCCAACGGTGACGCATTTGATAATACTGTAACTGGTAGATTGCACTTTAAAACATACGATGCCGCAACAGGAATTGGTAGTCTCGAATACACCAACGTACAAGAAAATGATTTACATTTTTCAAAAGATAGAACAGCAACATTCTCCCAAGACAAACTTGAAGTTTATTATGAAAACAACAAAGAGAAATTAGATCAAGAAATAACATGGGAAGTATTAGAGACATATAAAGAAACAGACGGGTATACTGATCCTCGTAAAGTTAGAGTTGCACCAATAAGTTCAAATGGTGATTTAGTTCCAGACAGACCTTTACAGTTTGAAGAATTTGTAGACTCAACTGACGAAGTGTATTTTGAATATTACACAGACTTTGATGGTTACAGATACGATAGACCAGCATCGGGTATAATATTAGATTATAGAAACGAGGACGAACTAACTGTTGATAATACAGGTGATAGAATTACACCAACACGTTACGATGATTGGAAAAAGTTAAGCACAGTTAAATGGTTCATTGTTAAGAACAAAATAGTAGCAGAAAGTTTACAAAACAAAACAAACGCCAAGGGTGCTGTTATATTTGTTGTAAACGAATTTAAAACATATCAACTATTAGCAGTTGGTACTGCTAACGAAATTAAACTTGTAGAAACAAAAGATTATTTTGTTAAACGTGGCAGAGGTAAAACTCAAAACACAGATTCTACATCAATTAACCCAGGTACAATTAAATGGAAGCATATTGCACCAAACGATGTGCGTATAGATCCAAGTATCAGCAACGTAGTTGAGATGCTTGTGCTAACAAATGCATACAATTTAGAAGTAACTAAGTGGCTTGCAAGACCAACTGCGGCATTCCCAGCATCGCCAACCAGTGATCAGTTAGGTTCAGAATTTGCAGGGCTAAATACGTATAAGAGTGCAAGCGATACTTTAGTATTTAGAAGTGCTAAATTTAAACTATTATTTGGGAACCAGGCAGATGATACAGTTAAGGCTAAATTTAGAGTGGTAAAATTATCCAACCAGTTTAGTGACAACGAATTAAAGTCACGTATTGTTGCATTAATTAACTCTTACTTCTCAGTTACAAATTGGGAATTTGGCGAAACATTCTACTTCACAGAACTAAGCACATATATACATCAGGAATTAGGTAGCTCAATTGGTAGTATTGTAATACTGCCTAAAAATACAACAGGGAAATTTGGTGAGATGTTCCAAGTAAAAGCGGAATCAAACGAATTATTTCTAAGTACTGCAAGTGTTAGTGATATTGAAATCATTGGCAGACTTGATAACCAAACTTTAAGAACGGATCGATAAGGTAACTAATGGCTGATAAAATTTATAAAAAACTGCCCGGAGTATTGCAAACAACTGCAATTAAAAACTTCTTCGAGAGTACAGTAGAACAATTATTTAGTAAAGCGAACATAGATAACGTTCAAGGCTATATTGGATCACCGACCAGCAGTGATGTTGGAGCCAGTGGCAAGTTCTTAACAGAACCCACATCAATTAAAAAATCATATGGACTAAGTCCGGTGATTAACACAATTAACGTATCATCAGGTGAAAGTGAAAACTTAATGTTCTATGATGAGCTGTTAGATACACTAAGAGTGTATGGTGTTGATACAAAAAATCAAAATAAGATATTCAGTGAAGGGTTTGCAACATACAATCCTCCTGTTGATGCAGACAAGTTATTAAACTACCAAGAATACTATTGGGTAACAGCAGGCCCTACTAAAATTAATGTAGCAGGCACACTTGCTAACCCAATTGATATAGATGCAGACATCATTGGTAAAGTAAATTATACACCAAATAGTGGTAAGAAATTCCGTAACGGAATGATAGTAGAGTTTACTGGTAACTTTGTTATACCACAGTCTAAAGTTACTACAAAGTATATAGTTTCGGGTGTCGGCTCATCTATTAAATTAATAGAATACGTAAATAATTATAACACTGCATTCTCATCAGCTGAACAGTCGTTGTACAATGCAACCAATATTGTAAACGCAAAAACTGATGCTAAAGTAGTACAAGATCCAAACACAGGCAAATACACATTTGCAAGTGGTAGTTTAAATTGGGCAAAAGGTAGCGATGTTAGTGCAACAATTACTGCACCCAAAGACTACATCTTACAACAACGCGGCGCATTAAATAATAACTCATGGAGCAGAGTAAACTTTTGGTTCCACAGAGATAATTTTATTGATGCTGGCGACTCATTGCCTGATAGAACCAGTCGTGCTGTAAGACCTATTATCGAATTTGACCATGAGTTAGAATTGTTTAATCATGGTGTAGAATCAAAAGGTAGTGTTACTGTTGCATGTCATGATTTTACAAAAGAACAATTAGTAGGATTACCAGAAGACACAAGTTGTGACGGTATGAGCTTACTTAATGCTACAATAATATTTCCAACAGAAAGCAAAGATATAGCAAAGCACATATACATAGTAGAATCAACTGCTGGCGCATTAACACTTAGACGTGTAGGCGACCCTGCTACTAATTCAGCTAATGTTGTTGACGGTAACGCACTATTCAAACCATTTACTTTTGCAAAAAATGATCTAATACAAATACAATCTGGTACATTTGGTGTTGGTAA